TACTGGTGGATCATGGAGTTACTCTACAAATACAGGAACACCTCCTACAGGGTGGTTAAATGCACCTCCTAGTTCACCAACTACAACTATTTGGTGGTCTATTGCATTTGTAAACTCTAAAACACCATCAGTTATTACTTGGTCAGCACCTTCACCTATTACGCAAAAAGGTCCAACAGGAAGTACAGGACCCACAGGTCCAACAGGACCACAAGGTACGCAAGGTATTCAAGGTATTACAGGTCCAACGGGTGCAGTAGGCGCAACAGGACCTACAGGAACTCAAGGAGCTATTGGTCCAACTGGTCCACAAGGTATTCAGGGTGTACAAGGCTTACAAGGTCCTACAGGACCTACTGGAACTCAGGGTATACAAGGTGTAACTGGTCCTACAGGACCTACTGGAGCTACAGGACCTACTGGCGCACCATCTACTGTGGTTGGACCTACTGGTCCCACAGGTAGCCAAGGAAATGCAGGACCTACTGGACCAACTGGCACTACAGGATCACAAGGTCCTACGGGTCCAACTGGTCCCACAGGTGCACAAGGTATTTCAGGACCCACAGGACCCACAGGGACGGCAGGAAGTACGGGTCCAACTGGACCTACAGGCACAAATGGTACTAATGGTCCAACAGGTCCTACTGGGTCAAACGGAACTAACGGACCAACTGGACCAACAGGAAGCAATGGCACAAACGGACCTACGGGACCAACGGGAACTGCGGGTACTAATGGACCTACAGGACCTACTGGATCTCAAGGACCTACTATATATCCTAGCGCAGGTATAGCAAACTCTACTGGTAGTGCTTGGGGTACAAGTTATGCAACCAATGTAGCAAATGGTGTTGCAGTTTATGACGCCAACTTTAATTTATCAACTAATTGTTTATTTGAAGGTTTTAATGGATTAACTGCAAGTGGAACAACTCAAGTTTTAACTGCGGCATCTGTACAAAATTGGTATGTAACTGGAACTGGTGGACAAACATTCCAACTACCAAACGCAACCACATTGCCAAATGGCGCAACATTTACATTTAATAATAATCAAAGTAGTGGTGCAATTACTTTAAATAACAACTCTGGCACATCAATAATATCTGGTGGAATCCCATCTGGTGGTTATGTAACTTTAGTATTGTTGTCAAATAGTAATGCAGCAGGAACTTGGGATTATCATTTTGCCGCACCATCAAATGTATCTTGGTCAACCAATACATTAAGTTATGCGGGTTCTATAACCAATGCAACGTGGAACGGAAACAACATAGCGTTAAACAAGGGCGGTACTAATGCCAGTTTAACGGCTAGTGCGGGTGCGGTTACATATTCTGGAGCAAGTGCTTTAGCTTTAAATACACCTGGTACGAGTGGACAACCTTTAGTGTCTGGCGGTACGGGCGCACCTACATTCACATCTGCACTAACTGGTCTAACTATAGACAACACAGTAATAGGAGGAACTACACCATCTACAGGTACGTTTACTACTATTACAGGACAGACTGAGACGTTAAAGGGTACGGGAAATAACGCTCTTATTTATTCAAATACATTTACTAATGCAGCATGGACTGCTGGAGCAGTTACTATTGCCACATCGGCAACAACAGACCCATTTGGTGGAACAAATGCTTATATCGTAACTGAAACAACTGCAACTGCTATTCATAATTATTTGCAAAATGCAACTATTTTTGCCAATACTTTTGTATTTAGTGGTTATTTTAAAAATGCTTCAGGTTCAAGATGGGTAAACTTTTCTTTTAATAGTGCAACATCTTACTGTCATTTTCAACCATCAACAGGAACTGTTGGAACATCTAGTAATGCAACAGGAACTGCTATTTCTGTAGGCAATGGTTGGTATAGGTTTTACATTGTATTTTCCTATATTGCGGCAACTAATGTTCCATTTGAATTTAGATTTAAACAAACAGACAATGGAGCTTCATCATATACTGGTGATGGAACTTCAGGTTTTTACATTTATGGCGCACAATTAGAAGTTGGTAATTTAATAAGCGCATACACCAATACAACCACTACCGCAATTTACGGGACACCAACGCTTTCATTTAGCGGTGTGTCAACAATAGGTTTACAGAACGATGGTTCTTTATTTGTCCAACCCGCAGGAACAGGCGCACTTCAGGCACAAAAAACAGATTCTACTGCTACAGGTGGTAATGCTAGGGGTGCTAATGCGGTTGATTGGCAGACATTAAGAAGTTCAGCTGGACAAGTTGCAAGTGGCATTGGCTCTGTTATTTCTGGAGGAAGAAATAATACATCAGGAGGTCCTGATTCATTTGTTGGAGGAGGAAACACAAATTCAAATACTTCTTCAAACCAAGGAACTTTAAGCGGTGGTTCTGCCAATACAGTAAGTGGCGCTTTTGCAACTTTAGCGGGTGGTTATTCAAATACTGCGGCAGGAGAGCAAAACTTTATTGGCGGTGGTTATGGAAATTCAGGAACTTCAGGTTCTACAGTAACAACTCAAACTACCACAATTGCTGTAACTGCAAGTACAACTCTTTATTTGTCTAGCACTAACGCAAACATTAAAGTCGGACAAGTTGTTATAGGTACAGGTGTTACTGGTTTCCCAAGAACTTACGCAACATCATCTGTAACAACAGGAACTCCTGCGGTGATGGCTACATCTACAATTAGTGGAACAACGCTAACTGTGGGTTCATTAACATCAGGAACTATTATTGCAGGTCAGGTATTAACAGGAACAGGGGTTACTACGGGAACATACATTGTTTCAGGCTCTGGTTCTACTTGGACAGTTTCAGCATCTCAGACAGTAGCCTCTACGACAATAACAGGAACTGCTTATACATTCACAATATCTCAAGCGGCAACAACTACTGCGGGTATAACACTATCTTTCTACACACCTCATGGAGTAGTAGTAGGAGGAGGAAATAACCAAGCAACAGGAGCATATAGCTTTGTTGGTGGTGGTGGTGATGCGGGTAATGCAAGTTATAGAAATTTAGCATCTGGAGATTATTCAGTTGTTGTTGGTGGAACAAATAATCAAGCAACAGGTCTTGCATCTTTTGTTGGTGGAGGAGGAACATATAGCACTAGTGGTGGTGGTATTGGAGGACATATTGCCTCTGGAGTTGCATCAACAATTTCTGGAGGTTTGTCTCACAGAGCATTAGGTGGTGGTTCAACAATATCTGGTGGAGATACTCATTATGCAGACGGAGGAAATTCAACTGTTATAGGTGGAAGAAGGGGGACAACAAGAGCAATTAATGGTTATACAGCAATGCCATCTTGTGTTGTTCCTATAAATGGAAACAATGGAGCAACTCAGGCGGGTTTATTAGTTATTGGTGTGCAAAGTACAACTACAGGCACATATATTTTAAAATCTGATACTTCAACTGCTAGTGCAACAAATCAAATGACTTTGGCAGCAGGGCAATCGGGTACAGTAACTGTTTATACATTTAGAGTGTTAATATCTGCTCATAATACTGCAACAACAGATGCAGCAGGATGGGAAATCAAAGGTGTAATATCAAGAGCCTCAACAGGAGTTGCTTCAACTGCATTAGTTGGAACACCATCGGTGACATTATTAGGAGCTACATCTGGTGCTATATCAGCAGGATGGGGTACAGTATCAAGCGTAGCGGCAGTAGCGGATACGACTAACGGAGCATTGCAAATTACTGCAACTGGAGTGGCATCTACTACAATCAATTGGTCAGCTAGGGTAGAAACTAACGAATTGACATATTAAGGAACTAACATGGCACTTAAACTAAACTTAGGCACAACACAATTTGGCGCACCTGCTCCACAGGCTTACGCTAGAGTCACGAACTTTTTTGGAAACAAAGACAACATCCAAGTTCAGGTGAGCGTACATTACAACGAAGATGCAAGACATGGAAATATGTCTCCTGTGATGGAACACGCACACTACATTGGACTAGCAGACTTAGCTGGTAAGGGTGAGTTGATGACTGCAATATACACAGTTCTTAAAACAATGGCTGAATACCAAGGCGCAACGGACGTTTAAAAATGGCTATTAACCAAGACAACGTAGCAGACAAACTTATCCCCACAACTGGTGGGTTAAGTGTTCAAGGGTTAATAATTAACTCTATGACTTTGAGTACGTCTGTGGTTATACCTACTGGTTATTCTGCTCATGCAATTGGACCTATTACATTAAGCAATGGAGTTACTGTTACTGTACCGAATGGATCTAGATTTTTGATTTTATAGGGATTAGATTATGAA